CAGAAATTGAGAAGTACCGCGTGGAAGCTGGTAAGCGCGGGTCCGGCGAGACACACAAATGTGTAACAGACTTTATTAGTCCGTTTCGCCGTGGTGTTAAAGGGGATCCGGTAGGGTGGTTGGGTCGTCTCTCCTTTGTATATGAGCCCGGAAAGATAAGAGTAGTGGCTATGGTAGATTGTTTTACCCAATGGTTATTATATCCGTTGCATCGCTTTATCTTTGATAAAATTCTTAAGGTTATTCCTCAAGATGGAACATTTAATCACGTTGCACCGGTTAAGAAATTAATTGGTGTAATGCGAGAGAGAAATCTCTCTGAATGTTTTTCATATGATCTAAGTGCTGCGACTGATAGGTTACCAGTAAGTATACAAGAGTTGTTACTGAGGGTATTTACCTCGATTGACTTTGCATATCATTGGAGGAAACTGCTTACAGAAAGAGATTATGCTCTTCCTTCCGATTATATCAAAAGGTATGGTCGTAAGGGATTGACTAGTGTCCGTTATGTGGTAGGTCAGCCAATGGGTGCTTATTCGTCGTGGGCAATGCTCGCCTTAACACACCATGCTATAGTACAGTTCGCTGCTTTTAAGACCAAACGCTTCAGCGGTTGGTTTGATTTGTACGCTGTTCTGGGTGATGATATAGTGATTGGTGATCGTTATGTCGCTGCTCAGTATGTAGAGATCATGGACACGCTTGGAGTTAAAATTGGTTTTTCGAAATCAATTATCAGTAAGAACCTTAGCATTGAGTTCGCTAAGCGCTTCTTCTATAAGGGTGTAGAGGTAACTCCTCTGCCTCTTGTGGGAGTAGGTGTTTCGTGGCTTGGTGTTTCAGGGGTACCTGAGATTGTGAAAACAGTCAAGGAACGTACTGGTAAACTTCTGAGTTTAGCGTCTATTGGTAAATGCATAGGTCTTGGTTATAAAGCGTGTTCGGGTGCGGCAACCAGCCGCATTTCGGATATGCCGAATATTCTGAGATCAATAGTAATTCTTCTTACTCGGCCTGGTGCGAGTATGGGTGTAAAAGACCTTTGGCAGTGGATTCGATTGAAAAGATACAATTCTTTCGGAAAAGCTACTAAGGGTTGGTGCGTTTCAGTAATCGACTCTGTTCGCGAACGACTCACGTCACGGGATACTCGGGAGGTGCGGAAAAAGCTTTTTAAGGTTTTTGTACCTTTTCAGCTTGACCGTTACTTCACTGAGGAAACCGTTGATTTGGGAAGTTGGTGGACGAAGGAGATTAAGGAACCGTACAAGCAGCCCATGCTTGATGCCATAACCGAGTTTGAAGAGGTGCAGAAAGGACTGGCCTCGGAGATTGATG